TTCTGTTGGAATGTCTAATTTAAACGCAGCTGATGCTGTTGCTTTTAATACAAGCTCTGATTATAGATTAAAACAAAAAGTAAAAACACTTCCAAATGGTCTTGACAGGGTTAATCAAATGAAACCTGTAGAGTTTGAATGGAAAAAAACAAAAAATAAGTCGGAAGGTTTCTTAGCACACGAACTACAAAATATTTGTGATTACGCAGTAACGGGTGAGAAAGATGGAGATAGAATGCAACAAGTTGATTATGCAAAACTTACTCCATTACTTGTTAAAGCAGTACAAGAATTATCAGAAAAGAATGAAGCTCTTGAAAAAAGAATTGAAGAATTAGAAAATTAATATTTATATTAAATAGAGGAATATAGAGTGGCATATATAGGAAGAGAACCAACAATTAACGGAGAGATTAGTTAAAGACGTTGATGAATCTGAATCTTTCTATTCTCTTGATGATGGAAAAATTACTTCTGTTCTTGTTAAAGCAGTTCAAGAATTATCTTCACAAGTAACAGAACTTAAAAAAGAAATTGAAGAATTAGAAAATTAATATTTATATTAAATAGAGGAATATAGAGTGGCATATATAGGAAGAGAACCAACAATTAACGGAGAGTATAATGGCTTACAGAGTAGTCAAACAATTACTACCAGCCCCATCGGCTAGTGTAGATAGGGATGGAATAACTTTTGAAGACCCAGATTGGTTTCAGAGAAATACTATTTGGGTATCTAAATTAAGTGGTAGTAGTGACATAACATGGGAGTTTAGTGGTAGTAATGCCGTATCAGCTTCAACCGCAAAAATGAATGAACTAACTGGGTCAGATGATACAGACCGTTTATATAACGTTATTGAAATTTAAAAAAAAAAACTTTATTTCATAGTATACTATGATATTTATTTAAACATGAAACTATAAAAATATAGGAGATATAGTTATGGCTGAGGAAGCAAAAAAAGTAGAAGTAGAAGAATCCAAAGAACTAAAGTTCACAGATGATGAACTACAATCACTACAAGGATTACAAACAAGTTATCAAGAAAAACAAGCTGTGTTAGGACAACTTTCAGTACAAAGAATATTATTAAATCAACAATTGGACGCTCTTGAAACTCGTACAATAGAAGTTGAAACAGAATATCAAGCAGTTCAACAAGAAGAACGTGATATAGTTAAAACTTTAAATGATAAGTATGGTGCTGGTCAATTAGACCCAACAACAGGTGTATTTACACCATCCACTTAATAATTTTATTTAAAAAATAGTCTTAAATCTTTATTTTGGAAAGTTTATCTTATACTTATAGTAGTATAAGTAAACAGCTTTTACATATAAAAATATAAGATTTTAGGAGAAAAAATATGGCTGAACGAATTGTCTCGCCTGGTGTTTTTACACGAGAAAGAGATTTATCATTTTTACCTCAATCGATAGGTGAAATTGGTGCCGCAATAATAGGGCCTACGAAAAGAGGCCCAGCGTTTACACCAACCCAAATAACTAATTTTCAAGAATTTGAAGAGGTGTTTGGTGGTGTAGACCCAAGATTTTACACACCGTACACAGTAGAAGAGTATTTAAGAAGTGCTGGTGTAGTAACAATAGTAAGAGTTTTAGGAATTGGTGGATACGCCGCTGATTCAATTCAATTGGTTGCTCACCAATCAAATGCTTCCGCTACAGTAACTTCATCAATTGCTATTTTAGCTCCATCAAGGGGTTCAAGTGGAGTTGGTGATTTAAGTGCAACTATTATAAAAACAACTGGTACTACAGGTGCTGGTACGGCAACTGGTTCACGATTTGAAATTACTGTTTCAGGTAGTAACGTTTCAGCTGAAACATACGCATTATCCTTTGATACAGGTAGTGCTAATTTTATAGATAAAGTAATCAGTCCTAACCCACAATCAATTAAGTCAGGTGCTAATGACTCATCTGTGTATGTATATAAAGTATTCAAACAATTCGCTTCGTCATATACTTCTTCTTACTCTGTAGCTGGTGCAACTGGTACTAGAGTTGGAGTTATAAATACATCTGATGGACATAACTTTACAGGTGGTTCAACTACATTTGACAGTAAAGGTGAAGCTGGAACTTGGACTGGTAACGTAGATTATCAGTTTGCCAGAACACCATATTTTTTATCTCAAACAATTAACGAATCTCGATATAGTCTATTTAGAGTCTACAGTCGTTCACATGGAACTGAAATAAATACTACTTACAAAATTAAAGTATTAAATATTAAACCTGAAGAAGATATAGAGGGTACAGATTATGGTACTTTCTCAATTCACGTGCTTAGTGTTAGTGATGATGAGAGATTCGAAGAATTTGACAACTTAACACTCGACCCGGCATCACCAAACTATTTTGCTAAAAAAATTGGTGACCGTCACGTTGAGATAGATTCTAATGGTAAATTAACTTACTTTGGTAATTATCCTAATTTAAGTAGATTCATAAGAGTAGGTGACTTTTCAACAATGGAAGAGGACGGTATATTTAAATATCCAAAGAATGTTGTTCCAATGGGTCATAATGCAGTATACAATACTGTTCCAGGTGCTACTAATATTCCATCGGCTTCATTTAAGACAACACAAAAAGATACAAATGAAACATTTGATAGTACAATTGCGTATGGTATAAATCTTATTGATGAACACATTAAAGACGACAATCTTCAATATCTTGCACCAGTTCCAAGTTCAGCTAATACTGGTAACAATATAGTATTTCACTTAGAAAATATGACTGGTGATAATGACTTTGATACTTCTTTATCAACTACATATTCAGGTACAGGTGTAAGTCTTAGTTTGACAGGTTCTGCAATACAACAGTTAAAATTCTCAGTTCCTTTCCAATGGGGATTTGATGGTAGTAATCCAGCAACACCTTTTTCTACAGGTACAGATATTCAAAATACAAATACACAAGGATTTGACTTATCTGATTCTAGTGCTAGTGGTTCTGTTGCATACAAAAGAGCTCTTAACGCTGTAAGTAATCCTGATGAGTTTGATATTAACCTATTAGTAACACCTGGTGTTATTCACGGATTACACTCAACGGTAACTAATCACGCAATATCTAAGGTAGAAGCTAGAGCTGACGCGTTCTATATAATGGACGCTACTGCAATTGATGATTCAATATCGACAGTTAAAAACACGATTAAAACATTGGATACCAATTATGCGGCTACATATTACCCGTGGGTTAAAATTGTAGATAGAGATACAAATAGACCAGTGTTTGTACCACCATCGGTAGTACTACCTGGTGTAATTTCTTTCACAGACCAAATAGCTCACGAATGGTTCGCACCAGCTGGTTTGAATCGTGGTGGTCTAACTACGGTATTAGAAGCTAAAACAAGATTGACTCACGCCGAACGTGATGATTTGTATGAAAACAAAATCAATCCAATAGCTTCCTTCCCTGGTCAAGGTGTAGTAGTATTCGGACAAAAAACACTACAAACGAAACCATCAGCGTTGGATAGAATCAATGTTCGTAGATTGTTGATTGCATTAAGAAAGTTTATTGCAAGTTCTTCAAGATTCTTGGTATTTGAACAAAATACTCAAGCATTGAGAAATCGTTTCTTGAACATTGTAAATCCATATATGGAACAAGTACAACAGAATAGTGGTTTAAGTGCATTTAGAGTAGTAATGGATGATTCCAATAATACTCCAGATGTTGTAGATAGAAATCAATTAGTTGGTCAGATATTTATTCAACCAACACGAACGGCTGAGTTTATTGTACTCGATTTTGTCGTTCAACCAACAGGTGCTACATTCCCTGAATAAGTCTGACTTATAAATAGATGTAACGTATAATGATAAACCCCAATTTCGGTTGGGGTTTTTCTTTTTTACTTAAAATTTCTTTAAGTGATATTTATTTATGAGTACAAATAAAAGACTTTTTTTAGGAGAATAAAGAATGGCTACATTAGACCCTTCAGAAATTATGTTTACACCATTTGAACCGAAGACAAAAAATCGGTTCATTATGTATATTGAAGGTATACCTGCATATTTGATTAAAACAGCGAACAGACCAAGTATTCAGTTCGAAGAAATAGTATTAGACCACATCAATGTAAAACGATACATTAAGGGTAAAGGTGCGTGGCAACCTATTGAAGTTACCCTTTATGACCCAGTAGTTCCAAGTGGTGCACAAGCGGTTATGGAATGGGTTAGGTTATCCCACGAATCAGTAACAGGTCGTGATGGATACTCAGATTTTTATAAAAAAGATGTTACATTTAATATGCTAGGACCAGTTGGTGACGTAGTAGAAGAATGGACATTAAAAGGTACTTATATTGAAACTGCAAACTTTGGTGATATGGATTATGCATCAAGTGACCCTGCAGAAATTAGTTTAACACTAAAATATGATTACGCAATCTTACAATTCTAATAGGAGAATACAATGAGTGAATGGATAGCAGCAAATTGGGAATATATTTTAATCGGTATTTACGCAATTGAAAAAATAGTAAAAATTACCCCGACAAAATATGATGATATTTTATTTGATATGATTCTTAAACCAATCAAAGAGAAATTCGCACCGTCAAAATAATTTGTTATTTCGTACAAAACAGTTATATTTATAATTGGTTATTAAAAATTAATCACAAAGGAGTCATTTATGGCTGAATATAAATTCCCTACAGAGATGGTAGAGTTACCATCTAAAGGGTATTTCTACGCGGATGGTCACCCACTTTCAAGTGGTACAGTAGAAGTAAAATATATGACCGCTAGAGAAGAAGATATTCTTACCTCTCAAAATCTAATACGACAAGGTATTGTAATTGATAAATTATTAGAATCCTTAGTTGTAGATAAATCAATTAAAATGGGTGATATGATGGTTGGAGATAAGAATGCACTTATGGTAGCAGCTCGTATTCTTGGTTATGGTAAAAATTATGAATTTAATTATGATGGAGTAGAACAGACAGTAGATTTATCAAAACTTGAACCAGTAGAAATAGATTTTAATAAGTTTACTAAAGGTCAAAATGAATTTAATTTTAAACTACCAAATTCTGAAAGAGAAATTACATTTAAACTGTTAACTGGTGGTGATGAAGAAAATATATCAGTTGAAACAACAGCTAAAGAAAAAATAAATAAAGAACAAAGTTTTGAACTTACCACTCGTCTAAAAAATATGATATTATCAGTTGATGGTAATTCAGATAAAGCTAATATTAATAATTTTGTAGATAATGAGTTCTTATCAAGAGATTCATTAGCATTTAGAGAATATTTAACATCAATCACACCAGATGTGGATATGACTACAAAAGTTAAAGATTCAGTTGGAAGGGAGTCAGTAGTGGTGATTCCGGTCACCCTTCGATTTTTTTGGCCTTCCGCCGGAGTATAAACTTCAAATACACGAAGAAATATTTCAATTAATATTACACTCTAAAGGTGGTATCACATTTAGTGATGCCTACAACTTACCTATATATCTTCGTACATTCTATTTAAAACGATTACAAACTTTCTATAAGAAAGAAGCAGACGAATTACAAAAAGAAATGAACAAACATAAGAGTTCATTTAAAAAGTAATTTTATGTATTATTGATATTTATTATTGAGTTATAACACTTAATATCATCCGGAGATACAAATGTCCAAATATAAAAAAATAAATGAAGGTATCGTTGATAAATTCATTCAAAAACTTTTTACAAATGTTGGTAAAAAAGCATCTTCAACGGCTTTAAAAACCTTAGCAGACAAAGACCCTCAATTTAAAAAAGATTATGAAGTTTTACAAACGCTTCAAAAACGAATGGATAAAAGACTAAACACTAAAGCAAAAAAAGACGCCGCGTTACAAAGAGCTATTAAACAATACGGTTAGATAAGGAACATTTATGGCAAAGGCAGGAGCACCATCTAAAGTTGAAGCTAAAATAGTACAAGACATAGTTGGTAGACTACAAACAAAAATTCAACTATTAGCAGAAGAAGATTCCATTACTAGTACTATAAAACAAACTAATAATTCTATACTGTTAATGTCTGAAGAATTATTATTAAAATCTGGTAAAAAACTAAGAGTTGATAAAGATATAGCTCGTCAAGCACTTAGAGCTCTTGATACTCAAGACGAGATTACAGACCAACTAGCAGAACAGTTTAGTGGTGCTATTAATATGTACAAAAATTTTGTTAAAATTAAAGATGTTTTGGGAAATACGGTTATGGGCCCATTATCGAAGTTTTTAGCGTTAGGTGGTGCAGCTCTTTTAGCATTTATTAAAATTCAAAAAGCAATTACTGATACTCGTAAAGAGTTAGGTGTTTCTGCAATAACAGCGGCTAAAATTACAGCTCAAAATAAATTATTAGGTATGTCAGCAAAAAAATATGGTTTAGATGTTGAAGACATTAAAGAAGCTCAAACTGCAATAAGAAAAGATTTAGGAGCTAGTGTACAAGAATCAGTAAGCCTTAGTATGAATTTTGCAAGAACGGCCGCTGCAACTGGTCAAACATCAGATGAATTATCAGGTACACTTTCTATAATGGAGTCAATATCATCTGCTAGTAGAGATGTTCTTTTAAGTCAAATTAAAACCAATGCAGCAATGATTGAAGCGGCTGGTGTAGCTCCTTCACTTGTAATGAAAGACATTGCAACTAATTCTGAGTTCTTTGCTGAATTTGCTAAAGATGGTGGGAAAAATTTAATAGCGGCTGGTACTGCAGCTAGAAAATTAGGTTTAGATATGAGTACCGTAAAAGGTATAACCGAATCGTTACTTGATTTTGAAACTTCAATAGAAGCTTCAATGACAGCTTCATTGTTACTTGGTAGACAAATTAATACTGATAAAGCAAGACAATTAGCGTTTACTGGTGACCAAGAAGGTTTAATGAAAGAAATTCAACGGTTAGTAGGTAGTGAAGCTGAATTTACTAGAATGTCTTACATACAAAGACAATCGTTGGCAAAAAGTGTTGGTGTGAGTGTAGAACAATTATCAAGACTTGTTAGAAATAATACAGCTGGAGGAACCGCTGGTGCAGTTGGAGCGGCTGTTGCTGGTGCTAGTAACACATTTAGTGACCCTGAACAACATCGTTTAACAAATAAATTAATTAGAGTGATGGAATAAATAATGCCTTTTGTATCTGACAAATCAAAACTATCTGAAATAAGAAAAATAACTCAAGGTGGTTCTCTTGAAGTTTTAGGAGAGTCACGAGCTGTAGTTACAAACCCAGTAAAATCATCCCCAACTAGAAGAGACAATAGAGAACAAAACAGAGATTCTCGTGATATACAACGACAAACGTCTATTGCAAATAGAGATGCGGCTAATAAAGAACGACAAGCTATTAGTGTAGCCGCTAATAGAACACGTGCAAGAGAGAAAGAAGTAGCTCAACTTAGACAATCTCAAACCACACCTCTTATTAACATATTTAATGAAAATCCACTTGGGTTTATTGTTAATCAAGGTCAAAACTTTTTTCAAAATACTAATGCTAAAGGTTTTACAAAGTTTAAACAACCTAAACAAACCGATTTTATTCAAGACAATAAATTAATTGATAATGATACCACATTTAAACAAAGTCAACCACAACAATTTTTAGATATAAGAGGTAATAAAGCAATAGAGTTCACTCAAACAAATAGAGCTCCATCGAGTAAAGATGACCCTAACCCATCGAGACTGTTAAGTCTACACAACAAAGATAATTTCTTAGACAACAAGTACGGTGAACTTAAAGGTAGTGGTCAATTAGGTATTCGTAGACAATCAGGTCCGATGTCATTCAGTTTACTTAAACAACCATTTATAGTTAGAGATATAGGAAATAATTGGGGTGTAGATACAGTTAATCCAGATGAATTAGGATTTTTTGGTGCTGTAGGTGGAATAGTTAGAGGTGGAATTAATATTATAGACCAATTAGGTGGAGCTGTTATAGGAAGACAACCATCAGTATTTGCTAGTAGAGCTTTAGCAGATGTAGGACGATTAGGTTCATTATTATTATCAACAAAGGGAATTGGGTTTTTAGAAAAACAAAGAGTTCTAAAAAGACAAAATTCATATCTTACAGAAAAAGACCAAAAAGATTTTCCAAATAGTAAGTATTTAGGTTCAGTAAGAGGCCCAATTAGTGGTTTTTATAGCGGTGATTTAGAGGGTTCTACAAGTAGTTTAATTGATATAAGTACAAATTTAAAAAAATATAATCAGTTGTCTTTACTTAGTCAACCAGGGATACCAAGTTTACAATTTAGTATTAATAAAGGTTCTGATACTCTTCAATTTGCTCAATACTTAAAAAACCAACCTGGTGTAACAACAGTTACAGGAAAAGATGGCTTACTTTCCAACTTCATCGATGA